TATGAAAATAGCTAACAAAATGACCGACGAACAGTTGAAGCGGTTAGAACCACTTTACCCTAAATGGGTTCAGTTTCAAAATGAAAAGACTTTGCGCCTGAGTGCAGAGCAGGTCGCAATCATGGGTGGTGTATGGAGCGAGGTAATGGGTAAGCGTTGGACCGGTGGATGCCAAGCCTGTACCGTTAACGCATTCTCGACTATCATGAACCATTACGACGCTGAACTTGATAGACGGCATAAAGCAATCCATGAGCAACTTATTCAAGAAACGTTCACGGAAAGTGAACCGACCGAAATTGTGAACACTAAACAAACAACCGATGCCACTACCAAAAAGAAACCAAGACGAAAGCAAAAGTGATTTCCTAGACCGTTGCATGATTAACACAGTCATGAAGACGGAGTACGAAGACCCAATCCAACGGTTAGCCGTTTGTAACGCTTTGAGCCGAAAGGAAAGTTACGCAAAGTTCGAAAGCCATTCCGACTACCCCGAAGCGGTGAAGAACAACGCAAAGCGAGGTATTGAACTGAACGAAAAGAACGGTAATCAGTGCGCAACGCAGGTGGGCAAAATTCGTGCAACGCAGTTGCGTGATGGTGAACCTTTAAGTGTATCAACGATTAAGCGAATGTACTCGTATTTGAGCCGTGCAAAAACGTATTACGAAACGGGGAAGCCTACCGATTGCGGTTATATCAGTTACCTTCTTTGGGGTGGATTAGCTGGGTTACGTTGGAGTGAAGCGAAGTTGAAGGAGATTGAGAAATGACCACGACAAAAGAAAACGACGTAATCGAACAGGCTATCGGAGCGGTTGAATTGTACGCAACCATTGCGCACTTATTGATGGATATAGCCGAAACGGCCGATCATGTGAGCGTGGGCGGTGCTACCGATTACGAGTTGAAGCTTATGTGTATGCAGAAGCTAAAAGAGATCGTTAATAAAATAGAAATCTGATGCCAAGCGGAGAACATTTGAAAGGTAAAAGTCCTCATGGATTTGGAAGTCACCCCGAAAACATCAATCGGAATGGAAGGCCGAAGGCTTTGCGTAACGTAATCAAGGACCTATTCATTGAAGAGTTCAATGTTCAGCTATCGAGCAGCCAAGCCAACGAAATGATTATGGCTATGCTTTGCATGACCGAGCGACAAATCAGTGAATTAGGCGAACGTGACGATGTACCTTTTTGGTTGAAGATGATTAGCAAAAAGATGGAGCGTGATTTGAGCCGTGGTTCAATTCACCTTATGGAAGTTCTTTTCGACCGTGTGTACGGAAAGCCAAAGGAAACTATTGATAGCACAATATCGATGCCGAAAGCAGAAATCCACGTGGCCACCATTTCAAGTCCTATTGACCTTTCAAATAGTGAGGATGCAATTATTCTCGATTGATGTTTCAAACGTCTGTCATATTCGATCGCAACTACAATTCAACTGCCGAGGTAATCGTTAACCAAGGCGGTACTAGTTCGGGTAAAACTTACTCGATATTACAAGTGCTATGCTTAAAAGCGATTGCTGAAAGTGACCAAGTGATTAGCGTTGTAGGTCAAGACGTGCCTAACCTCAAAAGCGGTGCGCTTCGTGATATGCAAACCATTGTAGCAAGTTCGCCTGATATTCAAAGTTGGATTAAAGGGTACAATGCGAGTGACCGTATTTACACGTTTCACAACGGTTCAATTATAGAGTTTAAAAGCTACCAAGATTCGCAGGATGCAAAGAGCGGTAAACGTGACTATTTCTTTTTGAATGAAGCGAACGGTGTTAGCTACGAAATCTATTCCGAGTTAGCCATGCGAACCAAGAAGCAAGTGTTTATTGACTACAACCCGAACGCTCGCTTTTGGGTGCATGATAAATTGATAGGTAAGGAAGGCGTGGAGTTGATAATTTCCGACCACCGCCACAACCCATTTTTACCCGATATTATTCGTAAGAAGATTGAAGCGATTAGAAGCGAGGATGAAGAGTTGTGGAAGGTGTACGCCCGTGGGATGACTGGTAAAATCGAGGGATTGATTTACCGAAATTGGGGCACGATTGGAACGATTCCAAGCGATGCGCAGTTGATTGGGTACGGCATGGACTTCGGATTTACCAACGACCCTACCGCAGTTGTTGGTGTTTACCGTTACAATGGTGAGTTAATCATTGACGAAGTAATGTACCATAAAGGGTACACGAATCAGGATATAAGTTTATTCTTTACCCAATCGGGTATAGATAGAAGCGTTACCATTGTGGCGGATTCAGCAGAACCGAAAAGTATTGAAGAAATCCGTCGCATGGGTTGGCGCATTGAAGGTGCAAACAAGGGGAAAGATAGTATCTTGAACGGGATAGATATTTTAAAGCGATTCAGGCTTAACGTAACGAATAGATCAACTAACTTACTCAAAGAATTAAACGCTTACAAATGGAAGGAAAAGGACGGGAACGCAACCAACGTACCCATCGATTCATTCAATCACGGCATGGATGCTTTAAGATATTTGGCGTTAAATAAATTAGCAGAAAAGAATAGAGGAAAATATGCAATACAATAATATTTGGAAAAAATTAACCGTTGGTCAATACCAACTTTTGGCTGACCTTGACCACTTGGAAGGGTGGGAGTATATGCGCTCGGTTGTAGCAATCGTGGAGGGTAACGGTTTCGATGAGGTAGATAATTACCCATTGATTGACTTACGCAAGCGATACGAAGCCATTGCAAAGCAGTTGGAGAAAGAGCCGTTTAAACCGTTCAAATCATTCGTAAAGATTGACGGCAAGCGTTACTACGTTACCCGATTCTTTGATGAAATCAACACCGCTCAATTCGTGGAAATAAGCGAGTGGAATAAGACGAAAGAGGACGGTGTAAAGAACTTGCATTTGTGCGTTGCATCGTTATTGCGTGAAACGAAGTTTGGTTGGTTACCTAAAAAATACAACGGTAAAGATCATGCAAAGCGTGCGACGTTGGTGAAGGAAAAGATGTTAGCGATTGAAGCATTGGGATTGTCCGCTTTTTTTTTGGCCAGTTGGGTGAGGTTGCTAGAAGATTTACCAACCTATTTGGACAAGGAAATTCAGACGTTGAAGGAGGAGATGGAAGGCCTGACATTGGAACAGGATTCACAGAACGTTACGGATGGATTGTCGTAATTGATAGGTTAGCGAATAGCGATGTTCTAAAATGGAATGATGTATTTGAACTTCCTGCGATGGAGTTTCTTAACTATGCAAGTTACCAAGTTGAGAAAAGCAAGCATGAAGCCTTTGAAATAAAGCGTCGAGCGAATGGGTAACTTTTTAGGATTTCCCATTTAATAAGTATGGCATTTATCGAGTTTAACGATGTGAGTGGTGCGTTCAATCCTGCGGTTGGTGGGTTTGGAACTAACGACGTTGACCAAGCTTTTGAAGGTGTTGAAAAGGAAATCGTTGATTGGTGTAATGAGCAAATCGAACTTTTCAGAAAGCAGATTGATGCAAACAAAAGCCGTGCGACGGGTAACTTACAACAGTCATTAATCGTTGCACCGATCAAAAGGTTTGGCAAAGGTTACGAAGTTGAAATCGAAGCACCTGCGTACTGGAAGACGTTGGAGTATGGGCAACGTGGAACGGAAAGTGGTACCAAAGCACCTAATTCACCATTTACCGTTAAGGAATACCCAAGGTTTGAGGATATGGTAAAGTGGGTACAATTCAAAGCTATGGCGAGCGGTCAAAAAGACGTTTATTCTTTGGCTTCACGTGTACGTCGAAGCATTTACAAAAAGGGAACGTATGCTCACCCATTCGTTCAACCAACGCTCACCGAAAATAGATTAAATGATTTAGCGCAAAGGGTTGCAGAATTTACCGCCCAAGCGATGACCGCAGTTATTTTTAAATGATATGGCAATAACAATAATAACCCAAGTAGCTGAACCAAGGTATTCACCTGCCGGAAATCCGTTGGTGTACGTGGTTGATAGTGATAATAAAACCGAGCCTAACTTTCGATACGTTGCAAATGTTTCGATAAATGGAAACTTGGTGGCGAAATTGAAAACTGTACCGAGCGTGACAAATAGCAACCGTGGAAGGTTCAACTTTCAGGAAATCGTGCGAGGTTACTTTGAAGTTACCCCACGAATTGCAGATGGTAGTATTGTAGCTTCCGAAAGTTTTGGATGCCCTACTCAATACATTGAGTTCGACGTTGAATTTGATGAAGAGTACACGGGTGGAAGTTCTGCTCCAACCGATGCGGAAACGGCTATCATTTACAACGGGGCTTGGACTGTTTTTGACTTTGCGCAATTTCCATACTTCAAAACTAATTATTGGATAGATAGTGATGCGGTAGATTTTAAATTACCATTAACCAACCGCCCACAATCAACCAAGGCAGTTGCTTCGGTAACGTACAATCAAAGCGGAAATCTTTATTTCCTTTGCAGTAAAGAACTTGACCCAAACATTGATTACATAAGATACCAATATTACGATTCCGAGAATGCGTTGATTCGTGAGTATTACCTGCCAACGATCAATCACACGTCACACGCATCGACCGAGGAAAACGAGTTCAATATGATTGCCGTTCCATTCATGCCTTTTGATGTGCGCAATTTAAGTTCAACTTTAACAAGTGATTCTCAAAGTGGTGATGTTGATTTCCCTGTTTCGCCTAATATCCTCGGCACGGGTTACTATACTGTTGCTGGATTTCAAGATGAAGGAATTAACCAAGCAACTATTGAATACGTTGTACGGTTAACCGATGAGTGCCCTCGATACGACTTTACCGAGGTTCATTTTGAGAACCAGTTGGGTGGGGTTGATAGTTACGTGTTCACCAAGCCTAACCGAGAAAGGCAAAGCATTCAAAGAGTTGAAGCGAGCCGTCCGTATTTAGCAGATAGCTTTGTAAATTACACGGGGATTTACGGAGGTTACACTAACTTTTCCAAGTACAACGCCCAAGTAGATTATTCCAAAGAGTTCACGGTTTCAAGTGATTGGTTAACCGATGCAGAATTTGAATGGTTAGCTGAAATGCTGCGCTCCCCACGTCTTTGGTTACGTAAGGCATTTCAGACCGATGAAGGTGTTGTTGAATACTTAGTCCCTATTTTGGTAACCGATACAAGCTACAATGTTTGGAAGCGTGACTTCGACCAACTTCACACGCTTACCATGACTTACAAATTCACCTTTGATGAAGCGATGCCGTTATGATAACAGAACTTTACATTGACGGGCAAAGATTGGATTTAAGCGATGATATTGATATTCGCTTAACCTATTCCATTACGGATATAGAAAACCCCGTAGAGCGCAAAGGAACGGTTAGCAGAACCATTGAAGTTCCAGGAACACCGCATAACGATAATGTCTTTGGTTCGATTTACCGATTCGATCAGTGGGTAATTGGGTTTGACCCTAGCGTTCGGGTGAATGCTTACGTGTTGCAGAACGGTGTTGAAGTGTTTAATGGTATTGCGCAATTATTGGCGGTTAAGAGTGACGGCCAATTTAAGACGTATGAACTTGGTTTGTACGGTGAGAACGTGAACTTGTTTAAGCAATTAGGCGATAGCGAGTTGACTGATTTAGATTTCAGCGAGTTGAACCACGAATGGGATGAGAGTAATATTGTGGATTCATGGACCAATTCGGTAGGTAGTACGGGCAACGATTACTATTACCCTGCGATTGATTACGGACAAGCGAGTTTCACACGTACACAAGCCCCAAGTCCGTATGCGGATGTGTTTACCACGGAAGATTTTTACCCTGCGATTTCGGTTAAGAAGTACGTTGACAAGATTATAGGCGGTGTGGGATTTACTTATGAAAGTGACTTCCTTACCTCGCAATGGTTTAAACAGTTGATTGTGCCGTATGGCGTTAGTGGACTTCCTTATTTAACCGAAGAAAAAATGGGAAGTGCGTTATTCTACATTGGCTTATCAGGTGGGATTCAAGATATTGCAGAAGATACAATACAAAAGGTGAACATGGCTACCGATAGCCCTTTGCCATTCTTTGATGGTGGAGGTTATGATAGTACAAATAAAAGATATACCCCACCATTAAACGCAGATTTTAATATACAAGTGCGTGTAAATGTTCAGCCTAATTTTTCACTTGGATTTGATCAAACGGTACGTGTGTACGTGCGTAAAAATGGAACGGTTGACACTCAGGTTATAACCTATACATGGCCAGCTGGTTTAGGAAGACCTGCTAAACAATTAAGCGGAGTAATTACATTGCCACTAACAACGTTTGATTATGTAGAAACATGGATTGAATTTACAATTGATGCACCCACTCCAATTTCACCACCTGCATTTTTGCGTATTTATACAGATGGAACGTATTGGTTAAATCAAGTCAGTGGAACACCATTGATGCAACCTGGATTCATTTGGACTATGAACGAAACAATCGTACCCAAGGTGAAGCAATCCGATTTTTTAATGTACTTGGTTCGAATGTTCAACTTGTTTATCATGCCGGATAAGTACGACCCAAAGAAACTTTACATTGAACCGTTCTCCGACTTTTACGATACTTCTACCTACCTTGATTGGACGGGATTATGGGACGTTGAAAAAGGTTACGAGGTAGTTCCATGTGGGTACATGAACCCGAAGACGTACAAGTTCAATTATAAGGATGCAGGCGGTTACTTCGAGAAGCGTTACCAAAGTGCGTATCAATCGAGTTACGGTTCACGAACTTACATTAGTTCAAATGAGTTCAGCAATGGTGAGCAATCCGAGGACGTTGGATTTGGCAATAGCGTAATGGTTGGATTTTCACCAAGTCCACGTATTTACGCACGGTATTACGATATTGATAGCAAAGGAACTGCAAGCGGTGGCGATGTTACGTTGGACGTGAAGCCTGTTACTCCTAACCTTCGCATCCTTTACCATGAGTTTATCGAATTTCCAAGTGATACGGAATTTGTTTTCGAGGGTAACGAATACACCAGTTACCCCTACGCAGGAACTTTGGATAATCCGTACAATCCAACTACCGATTTATGCTTTGGTATTCCACGGGAGTTGTACTATCAATCCGACGAAACAAGCGGAGCGATTTATAGGTACACCAATAACAACCTATTCAACCGCTTTTGGTTGGATTACGTAAAGCTATACACCGACAAAGATGCAAAGAAAGTCAAGTTATTCGTACAACTTACGCCCGTTGATGTGTTGAACCTGGACTTCCGCAAACCGATTTATATTAACGGCACTTTGTTTTACTTGCTATCGGTAAACGATTACGATGCAAACAGCGACGAAAGTACTTCAATCGAACTTTTAAAGGTGTTGGATTTAGCACCATTTACCCCTACCGTGTTTGAATTAACAAGCGGAACGGGTGCATTTATTTCAGACGAACCTAAACCACAATTAATCACAGAGTAATGGCAGACGTAGAAAAGGATATAGTATTACGAGTTAAGAGTGAAACCGACCAAGCCACGGGGCAATTCAAGAACTTAAAGCAGGAACTTCGCTCGATAGAGCAACAGTTGAATAAAATGGCTGAAGCGGGGGAAGACGGTTCAGAAGCATTTAGAAAACTGCAACGTCGAGCTGGGGAAGTTAAAGATCAGATCGGTGATACCAAAGCGGCCATCGGGGCTTTGTCTTCCGATACGTTCAAGCTTGATGCGTTTAGTCAAGCGGCTCAAGGGATTGCAGGCGGTTTCGCAGCTGCGCAAGGTGCGATGGCTTTGTTTGGTTCAGAAAATAAAGCGGTTGAAGAAGCAATACAAAAGACGCAAGGCGCAATGGCTTTGCTCCAAGGGGTAACGGCTATTACAAACATACTCCAAAAAGAAAGTGCGTTTTCGTTAATGTTTTTGGGTGCTGCTCAAAAAGAAAATGCAGTAGCGACAAACGTAGCAACAACGGCCACAAAGGGATTTTCAAGAGCCTTAATTGCCACGGGTATCGGTGCTATCATTGTTTTGATTGGTACGCTTGTAGCTTATTGGGATGACCTTAAAGAAGCGATTGGTGGCGTGTCGCAAGAAACTGAAAAGTACATTGAAACGGCCAAGAAAGATACCGAGGAAGCAGAAAAGAAATACAATTTAACGAAGGACACCGAGAATGTTCTCAAATTACAAGGAAAGTCGCAACGTGAAATCTTGAACATTAAGATTAAAGAAACCGATGCGATTATAATTGGCATAAAGAACCAAATCAAAGGCCAACAAATGGCCACCAAACAAGCGGTTGAAGCTGCGAAACGTAATCAAGAAATTGTCAAAGGGATTTTAAATGTAATCACATATCCATCTAAATTGCTTGCACAAGGAATTGATGCTTTAGTTAATAAATTGATTGAAGCAGCTAATTTTTTTGGAGCTGGAATTGATTTCAAGTTGAATCTTGGTGATACTTTTAACAAAGTAAATGAATCTATATCAAGCCTTATTTTCGACCCCGAAGAAGTTGCCAAGGAAGGTAAGAAAACTGAAGAGGAACTGCAAAAATCACTTGACAAAATAACCAACGAACAAGCAGGATTTAAGTTAGAAATCCAAAAATTAAATGAAGAGGATAGGAAAAAAACTGAAGACGCAAATAAAAAAGCACAACAAGAAGCAGATAAAATTTTAAAAGAAAGGCAAAAAGCTACCGAAGAATTAGATGAGCTTACTTTTAGAAGTTTAGAAAAAACAAGTACATTACAAGAGCAAAGTGATGAAGCAAGAAAACAATCGATTGAAGGTTTAAAAGGTTATGTAACTGAATTAAATAATGTTACTCAAGCTGAAATTA